AAACGATACTACCATAAGAACTCTTACGCCATCTAATTTAGGCTCAAGTCTTTTGGTGCCTGACATTTCAGGTCTGCCTTCTGAGTTAGTAGCAAGTTGACATTTAAAGACTGGGACTTCGTAGTCTGTGCCCTTACATACTTTGTTGATTGTGGATATAGAAAACCCAGCACGTAAATCTCTGCGAATGACTGGAGCACAAAAGTTGTTCCATTCATCACTAGAAAATTGTAGTGACATTTTTGCTACTGCATCAATAGCATCATTACCAGTCAACTTACGTTCTTTAAGTTGTTCTAATAATTCGATAAACTCTGGGTAAGGGTTGGCATAGTCCCTATCTGATTCCTGATTGTCTGGAATCTTTTTGATGCCAAATGTAACATATGGATTGTAACACATGCCAGCAAGTTTAAGGAACGTATCAGCATTCTCACTGCCTAAAGTAGCGGCTTCTAATGCTTGGGTCAAAACATCTTGCTTATGAAGTTTTGAATTTGATTCGTTAATTTTATGTATCCAACTTGCACTCATGTGTTTCTCCTAAATATACTATTATTATACATCCAAACGATTTCAATGTCAACCGATTGACTGTTTAAATTCAGTGATCCAAACACTTATTTGTGTAAATGCTTTACCGATTATCTCTGCCATAGCTTCGGTGCCACCAAATTGGTATGTACAAAGTAAGTATCCTATAACAAAGCCTATTGCTAAATTTTTCATCATGTCACCTGTAGAACTCTGTTAAGTTGAGTCACCATACCGTTATCATCTTTGCGGTAACTTTTTACTGTGCCTTTGATGTTTAGAACATCGCCAACTTTAGTTACGATCTTTGACGATCCAAAGAATACAACTTCCTCATTGTCAGTTACTGCTGTTATAAAGTAGCAGTTCCATTTGTGAGAAAGGAAAGTTCTTAATACAGTTACTGTAAGTTCAACTCGATTTTTTATCTGGCCAATGGTCTTGTCAGTGGTAACCTTAGCAATTTCCATATCTTGGTCCTTGCGAATGTTGGCTCTTTCAAAGGACTGTGGAAGACTAGCAATGATAGCAATGTCTAGTTTGCTATCAATAATGTCTTTGTCTGCAATAGCCATTGCAGTCTTTTCAAAGTCACTCATATGTGCATCGGTCAATAACCTGAAAGTCAAAGCCTGAAAATGCTGACGTACTTTAACGCCTGCATTCTTGTCAGCAACTGTTAAATGCTTTGGTCCTTCTTCCAATAGACGATACATAATTTCCCTGTTAGTCTCTTTTTTAGACTCCTCAGGTACAAACTTAATGTACTCTTTGTTAAGACGTTGTGCCTTACATGCAACTGCCCAAACATCATTTGCTGAATAGTTTAGGGTGTTTTTTGTTTTAGTCATAGTTCGCATTCCTTATCTGCTCCAGTAAGATTCGCTAAGTGGGCTTAAGTAGTAAGGCATGTTGATGCCTTCAGTAACTGTGATTTCTTTACCAGTACCTGGACACATGCCAGTTCTAGTAATCATTGGTTCAACATAATCTTCAACAGCAACAATCGTGTAAGACGATGCAAACTGTCTGTGAACTTTACCAAAATGTGCTTCAGTAGCATCTCTGTATGCATTGTACATGTTAGCCATGTACTCTTTCTCACCATTAGCAAGGCACTCGTTTACTTGATCAAACGCCTTCTGATAGAACTTCACAGTTCTAGTGATACCAGCTTTAGCGGCACCAGCAGACTTATACTGAGTAGAAGCATAAGACTTCTTGTTAGGCTCTCTGTGGATTGAGTTGTCTGAGTTGTCGATTATATAGTACATATTGTTCCTCTTTGTTGTCATAATATACATATATTATAACGAATTTCTTACCCAATGTCAAGCCTTTTACCCATTTATTTTCACTTTTTTTGTTATTTTTTGGGTTTAATTGGCACCACATTGGTTTTTACAAGAGTCAATTTAGGTGTTTTGGGCTTGTTTTTGATATCATTAGCGGCCTCGTCAACCCCTCGGAGACCAGGACTTCTGACTTTCAGTGTTTTGACTATATGAGAATTATTATCTTTGGCTATCTCGGTAACCAAAAGATTAGTCTCTTTAGCAAACAATGACATCATATAAACCACATCAAGTTGTCGGGTTTCATCTTGCTCTTTGAGCCATTCACTGAATTTGGCATACCCTCCTTCCAACAGCAATTTGCCGATGAATTCTAGGTTACCTGCGTATCTGCCTTCAAAAAGTGATGATTTCATATTTGTAGTATACTAAAAAATAGTACCAGTGTCAAGGGCAATATGCCCAAAACTTGCGTCTCGGGCATAATGTTTTTTGTGACGAATTGAGGAAATGCGTTACGGTGTTATTTGTGCAATTGAAAAAACCATGATGTAAATACAACAAGAACCAATCAATGCAAACCCAAAGGTTTCACATAGTTCTCCATGGCCATCACATCCAAAAAGTTTTTTTCCCATCTTACGAATAATTTTCAATCTAATACTCCAGTGTGTGTAAATCAGTGTTGTGTAGGACCCTCCTACAATTTCTATTTATCCCTCTATTACTAAAACTTATATTTTATGTTACCGACATAACTCAGATGCATACCACTCATGCAATCTAGTCATACTGCATCTAAATAATCTCGTAAGGTACCATGTAATGTCATCATCATGGCTGTTTTATGATCGTAGATTCTAATAAAAGGGTTACTTTTATCGCCCTTTTTCTGATGGACGCCTAGGTAATATGGGCATCGAATCTTTTTAATAATTTCTTGTACAAAAGTTTCTGGAGCAATGATTCTCTTTCTGTGCAATGTCTTGTTTTCAAGTCCTAAAGGAAAATCGTAGTATTCAAGGTTAGCCATTTCAAATGCATCAAGTCCTGCTAAGTTGAGTCTTAGTCCTTGTCCACCTCTGCCTGTCAGCCACCACTCGAACATGACATTATCAATGGGCATTGTGTGATATTGTCCACGTGGTATTGCGTTAAGAATTGCTTCTGTGATTTCTCTTTTAGTCTTCGGAAATATCATCAGGATAGACTTTTCGACCTGAGTTCATAAAGACAACTGTGAACTTGTCAGATTTAAATTGTGCATTTAATTTTCGACATAAGTTTCTTGCATGACCTGGATTTGAAAAACTTGTCTTTTTGTATTTGGGTGCGGCATCATTAGTTAAGTAATGCGAAGATTTTAAATTGATAGGTTGATCATCATAGTGTACGGCCCAAATGCCTGATGCTTCTATAATTTGATCACATTTGTATGTTGTTTTGTCTACATACTCAAGTAATACAGATGGCTGATTTCTACTCACTTGAATGAACCACCTTTAACTCTGACATCAATAATTTCTTCATTTCTATTCTCAATTTCTTCTTTGCTTAACTCATGTAGGTCTGCCAACAAACTACTAATATCGTCTCGCAAACCTCGTGCATCTTCTTTGGTTATTACCAAAGTATTGGATTGCTTACTTTCCATTACAGTCATTTTATTAAAAAAACTTTTAATATACAACATGTCTATATATTTATCTGTGCTTGTGCTTCAATTTTTGTTTTATAAGGACCTGAATAAGGATAACGTTGAATGAAGATATATTTTGGACAGAAAATTACTTCTCTTGTATTATTATGTTCAACAACAAAATACCCTGCGGCATGGAAACATTTAGACTTTTCAGTCTTTGTAAAAACATGCAACCCACGTGCTACATCAAATACTGAATTAAACGTTTTGCTAGGACAAGGATATTCAGGATAAGGAACTTCTAAATCTGCATTAGATACTTCAGGTGTGACAAATTTAATTTTAGTCTTGCTTTTTATTTCTTCAGTTGTACTGAATTGAAAACTTTGTCCAGCTAAATTAACACCATATCCTTCGATGTTTGCAGAAACATTACCTACTTTATTTTTGCCGTCTGTTAAAATCCAAAACTCACCGTCCGTAATTGGCTTGGCTGTTAATTCTATATCTAATATCATCTTGTCTCCTTTTAGGTTATTTTTAGGCATTTATCAACTTACCCTCATATGATGTGTTCAACCATTTAGCATAACTATCTGCTTGATCACTAATTCTATTCAGTTCATATTTGCCACAGAATCTCATAAAGTGTACACCAACTTGTGCTACATTCTTGTTAGCATTTAATCCTTCTTTGATACAGTTGTCAGTTGCGTCCCTAAATGCAATAGGCTGTGCTGTAAGATCGATTAATGTACGATTACGTTCATAATCATCACGTACTCTGTGTTCTACTTCGTTATGATCAGTCCAACGTTGTAACATGATGTTATTCCAGTTGAAACCACCTTTGTCTTTGTCGGCATATGCTTCTAATAGACCTGTCTTGTTCTTAGAACCTTTCTTACGCACACCAGGGTAAGCAGAGAATACATTGTCACTAGTGTCACCACGCATACATTTCTCAAACAATAGAAACTGTGGGTCTTCTAAAGTCTTGTGTTCTTTAGTCTTCTTATCAATGACTGGACGACCTTTGTCATCAAAGTAACCATCAATAGTAATCAATTGTCTATTAACACCATTGTACATATGAACAGACTCTGATAACAATTGTAGATAGTCAGTGTCAGTTGAGATAATAAGATGCTCATCATCTGGGTGTAGTGCGGCAAATCGTGCTATGCAATCATCAGCCTCAGCATTAGGGTCACGTAAGACTGTGACGTTAGTTTTTTCAGTTAAAAATTTAATCAATGACTCGTAAGTCTCCCAGAACATTTCGCTTTCTTCTTGCTCTGCTTCTGTCATATCTTGTTGCTGTACCTTACGTGTTGCCTTATAAGGAGTATAAAAATCCTTACGCCATGAACGACCTTCTAAACAGAAGACCACATGATCGACACCATAGTTACGAACTGCTTGATTGACCGACCCTAGAGTCAGATGTAAAGCCATGCCTATCTTTTCCCATGTATCTGCATTACGTGATGCAATATGCTTGGCACGAAAGAATGTATTCATTGTGTCGATTAGGGCGTATTTCATATAGCGGTGCTCTTATTTATCATAATATGAGTGTATTATACGCAATAAATTAGTAGAAAGCAAGCCTTTCTGGGTAAAAAGGGTAAATTAAATTATTGGGGGAGGGGTAGGTGGAATATATGCCTGTACTCCAGAGTCTTTTGCAGGTTCAACAAAGCCTTCTGCTTGTGCTACTTCTTTGTTATCAAAGAACTTGTACATTTCTTCTATTAAGAATGCTCTAGCCTCAGGGTTAGATAAGTCCATTCTGCGTTCATTGATCAGTGTAGTCTGATGAGACTTCCATGCATCAAATGCTTTTTGTGAAACTGTTGCTAATATTTCTTTTCCTTTTTCACCTGGTAAAGGAGGAAAGGACATAGCAGGCAATTCTTCTTGGTACTTCTTACAAAATACTAAATTTTCCATTAATCAATCATCCAAAACATTAATATTATCATAGGGTATAATCCCCACAGTAGATACTCTACTCTCTTAAATTGCTTTTCACCTTTTTCACTTATATCATACATATTAACTTACCTCTGATCTTCCGTCACCTAAATCTTTACTTTGAACTACTCTCATTTCTGCACCAGTAATAGGATCAATGTCTGCTCCTCTATTCTGAGGGTCTGCTTGATCTTGCTCATAGACTTCTAATGCAATGTTACGACATACTGTTTGGAACCAACGATCAACGATTGTTTCGTCTTTGTCATCGTCTTTTTGTTTATACCCTTGTTTAATAAGATTCAATAGAAACTTATCATTCCAGTCAAGTTCAAAAGCACCGTTGTTGATGTCATCTGGATCAACGTTTACTTTTATAATGTTTACCCAAGGTTCACCCGCACGTGTTGCTATCTCTTTATCAGATAGTTTAGGTGATGATTTTTTCTTCGGTGCCGGTTCTGGCTTCTTCTTAAATGCGTTCTTTAACTTTTCAAACATATAATTCCTCGCTGTGTATATATTTAGAGGGATTTTGCTTACCCGATATATTTTCCATAAACGATGGAGTCACACGAGAAGTCCATTTAGCAAAGTCTTTCTTGTAAACTCTGTAGTAACTCTGATAGGCATCAACTGCATCAGATGTTTTAACGTCATCAGGCATTGCTTGGGGAGGGTCAACAAAGTCTGTACTTGCGATACTATTGGGAAAATGCTGTAGAATGTCCTTGAGTTTTTCCTCAGTAAGATGAACTCTGCCATACCTATAGGTATACTCATTGCATAGAGCAACAAACATATCATATACGAACTGATAATGAGAATCACTAGATCGAATCCAAATATTTGAAGGATGATTTATGTGTGATGCTTTGTATAGAACATTCTCCATATTGCTGTCACTGAGTCTCCAACGTTTGATACGGTGATTATTAGCAGTTCTGTCTTCGTATAAGTCACCGTCTAATACTCTATGAGCAGTAGACATAAGCTGGGCGTACTCTATGATCATTTTAACCACATGTTTATCGCAGTGTAACTCTGCTGATTTAACTGGGTCTTTGTCTAAATAAAATATATTCATACTTTCCTTTTATTATCTATTAACATTGATAAATACTCTTATAGGAGTCTTTTACCATCATGGATTTACGTAACATATTAAACATATTAACAGAAAGCGAAAGCGAAGTCAAGCCCAATTTGCCCGAAGCAAACCCTGGTCGTGTATCAGATTTGGTTAAATCTCAGTCCCGTTTTAAATCTCGCTCTGACGGAGCAGTTAGCAATATAGCAAATGATTTTGAAGTTGAGACTTTAGAGCAATTTTTGTTATCAAACGGTGTAGAACCTGAAGCAGATGCCGAAGAAGTATTAGCAAAAAAATCTGATGATAAAGAAGACCTAGAAGAATTTTATGTAAATGTAAACAAAGAGCCAAGAGGATCCTCAAGTTCACAAAAATCAGGCAAATGTGAAACATGTAGAGGTGACGGTACAGTTTATGATCGCAATAAAAAAGATGTATTTGTATGTGATGACTGTAACGGGGCAGGCTTCTTTGGAGATACAGAAAATCGTAGAGAGCCAAACGCAACATACGATTCTGTTGAAGAAAGTAATTTAGGTAAAGACGGTAAGTCACCTAGTGTTAAGTACAAAGATAGTACAGAAGCAGATTTAGCTGACAGAATGTTTAAATCAAAGGGTCCTAAAGGAACAGACAGAGAAGAAGCAGACGCTGATGAAGGACCAGTTGCAAGAGAGTTAAGACATATCAGAAAACTCTCAGGTCAAACAAAGATTGATGAAGATGAACTTGATGAAGCAGATAAATTAAAAGCACAAACTCGTAAGTTTCCAGAAAAAGAACTTGTTGCATACTTAGATAGAATCAGTGCAAAAGACAAAGACAAAACAGACAAGTACAAACTACCTTACATTCATAGATCAAACGTGCAGGATCTTATTCCAATCGTTGACCAAGAAAAAAACCCGTATGACTTAGACAAGTTAGCCGCTGATATTACAGTGCGTCCAACTAAGTTACTTAAGCAAAATGAAAAAATGCAACACAGTGACGGTACAACTAGTATCTTCTACAACGTCGGGCTTCCTGCTTTAACAGGATTAGGCTATGATGAAACAAATAAAGAGTTTGTTGTTATTAATACATGTCCAGGAGCAGGAGAGTGTAAGACATTCTGTTATGCTTTAAAAGGCGGATATGTACAATGGAGAGCATCATCATTAAGTCAGACCCGTATCTTAAATTTCTTATGGAATGATCCAAACGGATTTATGGAACAGTTATCTACTGAAATAGATAGAGAAGCCAGAAAAGCAGATGCTAAACAAGGTAAACATAAAGTAACAGTTCGTTGGCATGATGCCGGAGATTTCTTCTCAGACGAATACTTAGATTTAGCATACACACTAGCCGCAACTCATCCAACTGTAGACTTTTATGCATATACTAAAATAGCAGACGTTGCAGGCGCAGTTCAAAATCGTCCACCTAACTTTAAGATTAACTTCTCAATGGGTGCTAGAAAAGCCGAAGAGAAACGAGTTGACTTTGGTGTAACTAAACATTCATCAGTTGTGCCTAAAGATTTATTCAATGATCTTATTCAAAAAGACGGTAACAAACTTATTAAAGATGCTGAAGGACGTATTCAATGGAATAACCCAGAAGATTGGGAAACATTCAAAGAAAGATTAGCAAATAAATATTCAATAGATCCAAAGACTATTCTGAGTTATTCAGAAATGATGCAAACTCCTTTAGGTTCTCGTAGTAAAGGTGATAATGCTGATGGCGCAAGAGGCTTCAAAAATGATCTATGGAACATTGTAGTTGCCCCAGGCGACGGTGATGATTCAGCAAATCGTTCAGACGTTCTTGGCACTTACTTGTTAATGCACTAAGGATCAACTAATGCCTATTATCTTTCCAGAAGGCCATGTATTTCCAAGAATCGAATACCACGAATACTTAAATCAACAACAAAAATGTAGTCTATTAGTCGATGTTGCTAGCCAAATGGCTAAAGATTGGCAACAAGCCGGAGAACCAGGTAATAGAAATGATACCTCTTGGACACCGACTTATAGATCAACATGTGATGTAGATGAATTGCCTGCTAATACCCCAAAAACAATATACGGCGCACAATATAAAAACTTCACAATTAGTAACACAGTAATATGGACTGTTTATTCTAATGCTACGGGTGGGCAGGAGAAGAACAGAGGACCGGCCGTAATCATTGCGACAGAAGACGGTCATCCTCAAACTGCTTATGTAATTTTTAGAGGAACATTAGGTGCATCAGATTTTGCATTGGATTTAAAATATGGACATGTACCAAATCCAATTGCAGGTGGTACAGGCAATTGCCATGAAGGCTTTACTGAATATTTTCAAGGATGTGGCATTAATTCTATCCCTGGCACTGATAACAATGCAAGGCCATTCGGCAAACCAGTAGCTGGACAAACAGAAACATTATATGAGGCCTTACACAAATTGCCTGCTCAAGGTGTTAAACATCTTGTAGTCACTGGACATAGTTTAGGTTCTGCCGTTGCTACATTAGCAACAGCATGGGCGGTTACCTTAACAAAAGATGGAGAACAAATCTTTGAAACAGTACGAGGATCAGTTAGTGCTAGTCCAAGGGTAGGTGACAACGCATTTAAAGCCTGGTTTGACGGAATACAAGACAGAAAAGGTAATGATCTCAAAGATAGATTTTGGAGACTGACTAATACAGAAGATGGAGTTCCGAAAGTTCCTGGGGAAGTACAAGACCCTGGCAAAGTGCAGTATACTGAGGTGGGATATAATGTTCATTTTACTGAAAATTATCTAACATCAATTCTAGCATCTCTGGTGACAGTTGGTACTGTATACGAAATTGTAAAAAAGGGTCTAACAAATTGGCACAATATGGGATTGGCCGCAGGTGTCGATCCGAAACCAGGAGTTACCTTTACTCCGACAGCACAAGGAGTGGTTCCACCTGTTTTTCCAAAACAAGAAGGAACAGTTAAAAAACCAAAATGGCAAGCAAATCCTAATCACAATCCATGTTGCTGTTATGCATATGCAATCAATCATCCAGACCTAACTAGAAATCTAGGATTTAATAAAGATGATGATGATGGTGGAAATTGTCATTATCCAGTAGTAAGTCCACCACCGGCAACTAGTAGTACTCCTGTATCTTAGTCTTCGTATAGATGAGGTTTTTGACTTATACGAAAGTTGATGCGTTCTAAGACAATTTCATCATCTTTATCTGATGACTTCCAATCTCCGTACCATTCTTTATCAAAACCATCAAACGCTTTTACACGAGTTCTATCTGGATTGTAACCTCGTCTTTCCATTTCATCTGCGAGTTTGTTAAATCGTTTAATTAAAAACTTTAACTTATCGTAAAAGAATGTCACATGTCCTTTGTTTAATGTAAAGTCTTTTGGAATGTTTTTCTGAA